ATACGATTAAGATTACCTGTGATAAACCTTGCTGTGCCAAGACCAAAGGTAAGTGCCATCTTTGCTTTACTAGGATCAGGGTCGTAAATGTATTCGTCAATAAGAAGTTGACTATGCTCTGTAAGTTTTACAATAGATTTATCAAGGAAGGTAATAGCCATTCTTCCATTTTTGGTAATGGCCTCATCATTGCTTTGAATAGCAAACTTTAAGTCTGCTTCATACGGCTTATCTCGGACAATTTGTGCTGTGCCGTTTAATTCAGATATGTCTCCAATATCAACAGCTTGTGCTTGTGCCTTGGTCGTTTTGAATGACGCAAACAGTACCACTATTACCGATAGAAATAATTTTAAGCCAGTCATTATCTAATGTGCTTGATTGTGTTATGTTAAATGTTCTGCTATTACCAGTTTGATCTAAGTAAAAGTAACCACCTGCATAACCAGATCCAGTAAAGTTTAATGTATTACTATCACCGTCTACGTCTACATAACTTGTTCCACCATCATAATTTATATCAAAATCAAAGGTATTTCCGTCACCTTGTATAATCCAATCTAAATCAAGTGTTGCTGCTAAAGCACTTGTACCATGATCTAAAGTAAAGGTGTTTGTGCTACCTGTAACATCAACATTATAGTTTGAACTGTCAATACCATAAGTATTAGTTGGATCGCCTTGTATAGTGAAGGTATTACTATCTCCATCAAATTCAAAGAATCCTGTTATGGTATCACCCAATATATCACCTAAAAATTTATTGGAATCACCTATTTGGTTTATATCTAGTGTCATAGTAATACCGTCTAAATCTAATGCAGTTAGTGTACCTGCAACAGAATTAAGACCACCAATAATGTTACCTGAACCTAATTGTTCAAGATCAATATTAGCAGTAGCACCACTTTGATCTACATATATTTCGTTATCAGCCGCGTATGTTGTCAACGCAGTCAGCGTCACAATCAGGCTTATCAATTTTAATTGATTCATTTTTTTTCTCCCAAAAACCTTTATCATAACCTATTTTTACTATTTGCAAAACTGCCTCCTCTATAGCTCTTTGTAGAGCTAATGTAGTAGGTTCATTTTCTGCATCACCCATTTCTATTTCTACTAGCTCCGTACCAGCTTCAATAAACTTAAAAACATCTTGTGATTGACCATAGCTAAAAACTTGTTTACTAACTAAAACATCTATTAAAACCTCACCAGTAGCTATGGATACCATTCTTAAAGCCACGGTTATATTATCAATTCTATATTGTTTACTGCTACTGATACCCAAATATCGAGCACCTATACCACCACTTTTAATATTAGAATCATAACCTAATACTGCTCCCTCCATTAAAACACCTGCAAATAACAACGGCATAATAGGTTTTGGGCCGTCTGTGCTTTCGTTTTGTTCTCTTGCAGAACGTATAAGCTGTCTTTCTTTTGTAAGATTATCAAGTCCAACTCTTTCAGCTACTCTGAAAAACTTACCATTTGCCGTATGTTTTAAACTTCTAATAAGTAAATGACCTGGTGCCTGAGTTAATGCTGTAGAAAATAAAGCAAATTCACTATTGCTTTTTCGTTGACCTGTTTGATCTGTAAAGCTGTTTGGATAAACGGCAACAACGATTGGTATTTTTGGTTCAGCTACTTCTAAGAGATCTTTTGACTGTATTTGTAAAATATTTGGTAAAGATTTACCTTGTCTTAAATTTTCGTCAATCGGATTAATACTACAACTAGAAAGAAAAATCGCCAATAGGAAGCTGTATTTCTGTAACATTGCCGTTTTCATCCGTAATAATCAGAGTGATAACGCCATCTTCAATACTATATTGAATAGTGTTTCCCTCTAGTGTTAGTGTTCCCTCTGTGCTTGGTGTCTCCCCAAATAAATTTTCTACAAGCTGTCTTGATAGTTGTGCGTATATTCTTGATTCTAAATTTCTTATAAACCTTGCTAGTGTTGTGTTTTCTTTATCTCTTTCTAACTGTTCTTGAATAGCTTTTATTTCTTCTTTAATAGACATCTTACGATTAAATTCTTGATTCTCTATTGTTAAATAGTGTGAAGAAGTATTAATACCACTAAAGGATGGGTTTTTAAATTTATGAGTGATTGTATCTGCCCATAATGGATTAGTTAAAATTAAAAGGAAAAAGAAGACACAAAGCAGTCCTGCGATTCTATATCTCCAAATATTGTTTTTTACTTTATATATTTCAATCTTTTCGTTGGTCATCTCTATCTGCTTTAGCTATTTTATTACTATCTATTAATTGTGGTACTCCTAATATTGTTTTTATAAGAGTATCTTGTCTTATGATTTCGTTATCTAAACTACG